TCACCGGCCTTGTCGACCGCGACGGCGGAGGGCGATGCGGTCGGCGGCGGCACGTCAGCCGCGTCCTTGGACCCGCTGTAGCCGCCGCGCTTAATGTGCGTCGGCGCCGTGTCGGCGTCGACGACCTCGACATGGACGGCCGAGTTCGTCACGATGACCCTTACAGGAAGGGTCGTCTCGAACCTGTTCTTGATGAGGTCCGCGACCTCATGCGACGTGCCGGGCGGGACGGTCACCAGGAGCACATCCCCCGGCTTCACGTTCAGTCGTTGAACGTCTTCGATCTCAATGCTGGACAATTTCTTTCTCCCGGATGGAGGAAGCGCCCGCTCCGGGAGGGACGGGCGCTTCCGGCTTGAGATGGACTACGTGCTCTTGATCCTGAGCAGGCGGAACGCGTTGTCCGCCAGGATCTTGCTGCTGTTGAACCAGAGCGCCAGGACGCCCCGGGTACCGGTCGGGTACCGGTTGGCCGTGCCGAACAGGTGCGGAACGAGCTCGATGCCCATGCCGACGCGGTCGACGATCAGGAAGTTGGAGAAGTCGCCCTGCAGCATGATGAGGCTGCCCGTGCCGATGGACGTGGACATGGTGGACAGCTCGTACTTGGGGTAGCCGTTGAACTGCGCCCCCATGGACCCGGACGGACGGGCGAACGGGTCGCCGGCCGACGACGCCTGCGCCTGGAACAGCGACCGGAACCGGTTGAACGTCGTCTTGCTGGCGACGATCGACGAGTTCGCGATGAACCGCGGCGCCATCGCGTTCTCCAGCAGGTAGACATCCCCAGCCGCGAGGACGGCCGAGCCGGCGGTGTCCACCCAGCTGGCGGTGCCCAGCGTCGAGATGACGCCGGACGGGTTGGGTGCGGTGCCGTTGCCCGTCGCGAAGGCGGTCGCCTCCTCCACGTCCTTGGCGTCCTGCAGCAGACGGGTCAGTTGGGTGCGCAGCGCGCCCCAGGACACGTCGAGGTCGATGCTGAACGGCACGAAGCCCTGAACCCTGGACGTGCGGACCGACGGCTGCACGAACGACGGATCGCCCGTGCCGACTTCCTGACCTTCAGTGCCACGCGACACCGTGACGCCGGCGGAGGTGACACCGTCCCATTCCTTGCCGGTGATGGTCTCCACCCGGGAGATCTGCCGCAGCGGGTTCACGACCCCGTTCGAGGTGAGGATCACGGTCGGGTCCAACTGGAACGGAACGGCGTAGCCGCCCGCCGAGTCGGTGCCCAGCGACAGCGCGCGGGACTCCTCCGCGGTCAGCCCCATGACGGACTGCCGGCCGAGCATCTTCCCGAACGCACGCTCGTACAGCGGGGAGCCGGTGACGAGGATCCGCCGGGCCAGCGAGCCGTGCTCGTCGTCGATGGTGTCCAGCAGCGTCGCGACCCGCGCCTGCGCGTCTTCCTTGGTCGGTGCGCCCCGCTGGCCGGTGGCGCTCGGGAATCGGGCCTGCTCCACGGCGCGCTGCGCGTACTCCCGGTACAGGACCGGGACCTCGTCGATGTGCCGAGCGCGGTTGCGGATCGAGGCGAGGTCGTAGATGTCCCGCGACTGGTGGAAGGCGGGACCCGCCGCACCCATCCGGCTGCCGAATCCGCCCGGGCCGCCGTCCTGGCTGTAGCCGGCGCGGCTGTTGTCGACCCGCTCCGTCGCGCCCGGGTTGTTGTCGTTGATGTAGCGCAGGTATTCGGCGCGGGAGTTGGCGTCGGTGATCGCCCGCTCGTGGGTCACGAGCTCCTCCTGCAGCCCGGTCCACTCGGCGCGGGCCTGCTGCGGCAACTCCGCACCCGAATACTCGGTGTCGAGTTCCGCCAGCCGGGTACGGATTTCGCTCTGCCGCGCGACCCGCTCCTCGACCGTCATGTGCTCTCGGTCGCTTTCCACGGATGTGCTCCTGTTCTGGTTGTTGTCGGTCGCGGCCGAGTGCGGGTGCGGCTCGGTACGGTGATGCTCCGGTGCCGGCTGGCGGCCGGAGCTGCTGGTCGTGCTGTCGTCGGACACCTTGATGCCGAACTTCTTCGCCGCGGCGCGGATCTTCGGCATGGCCTTGTCCCCGAATGGTGACTGCGGCGCCCGGGCCAGCGCGTTGCGCACGTGGGCGGCGTCGTGGATGGGGAAGTGCCGCTTCGACCGGGGGACAGTCTTGCCCTGGTCGTCCTTGGTTCCACCCGGCTCGATGTAGGCGAACGCGCTGTCGGGCAGGTCGTTGATCGACCCGGCGGTCATCTGGGCCCGTTCGACATGGTCATGCGCTTCTTCGACCGCGGCGTCCTCGGCCGGCTCGGCGGTGTCATCCGCGCGGGCCGCGACGGTGATGGTCTCCCGCTCCTGCGGCTCGACCTCGGGTTCGGTTTCGTCCACCTGCGGCCTCCGATTGCGGACACCGACGATGGCAGCGTCCGCGAAAGTGGGGTTCGGGGTCGGCCCGTACTCGATGAGGGCGGTCTCCAGCCGGGTCACCAACGTCAACTCGCCGGCACCGTCCGGGCTGTAGCGCTCGAACGGGCGCAGCGGGGGATCCGAGCGCAGGAACACTCCCGTGTAGGACATGCCGGTCAGCGACCCTGACCTGATCGCCTCCAAAATCCGGTCGGCCTCCGGGTCCTTGTTGTACCGGGTGACGGTCAGCAGGCCGGTCTTGTCCGCGCGGATCTCTAACGGCTTGCCCAGCGGCACCGAATGCAATTCCGAGGGTGTGCCGGCGAGAGTCTTGGCGTGGTTGTAGACCGAGTAGATCCGGCCGGCGCGGTCGGCGATGCTCTTGGTCATCGCATCGGGCGCGTTCTGCTCCCGGTAGTGCCCCTCGGAGTCGACGACCTCGGCCGGTGACATCCATACGGCCGCGTAGGCGACGACGTCACGTCCCGTTCCGCCCGCGCGGACGTGGATGTCGTCCAGCGCGACCGATCGGGTGACCAGCAGCGATCCGTCACCCTCGAGGGCGCGCCGTACCCGGCCGCCGGCGTCGACGCTCATCCGCTGATCGCCACCTTTCCGTTCCCGTTCGGCGACGGCGCCGGCGTGGTGAACCCGGCACCGGGCGGCTGCAATTGGACACTCAGCAATCCCGAGTGGACCAGCAGGTTGAAGTCGTTCTTCATCACCGCGGCGACAGCCGACTCGGGCGTGAATCCGTCCTTGACCAGGGCCACGATGGTCTGTGCCTGCTTCTGCTGGATCCCGGCGAGGTCCTCGGCGTCCTCCCGCATGAACGGAACCCGCGAGTCGAACCACAACGACGCACCGGGTGGCCGGCCGAGGAGCACCTCGAGCGACGTCGCCGCGTTCGTCCACAGGTGGACCATGGTGCCGTCGGAGAACCGGCGGCGGGCCGAGTTAAAATTCCCAGCATTAAGGGAGCTTCCGGACAAACCCTCCGCGAAGCCTACCCAACTTGGTGGGACTCCCGCCGCCGCGGCCAGCCGCGACTCGGCGCGGCCCTGAATCACCGCGTAGTCCATGTCCTTGAACGACGAACCGACGGTGACCGGGTCCGCGCCGCCGCCCAGGTAGAGCGTCTTCCAGGCGTTGAACGCACCCTTGTGCTCCGACTCGAACAGCGCCTTGAACTCCTTGACCCTGTCCAACCCGACCGACGCATCGAACCTGATCATCATGTTCGGTGTTGCGGCGTTCGAGAAGAACCGGGTCCGGTGTTCTGTGGCCAGCGAATCGGCCTGCACATCCCGGATCACCGGGGTGATCCACGACATGCCGAGGAAGCGGTAGTCCGGGTCCGGGATCGGCGCGTAGTACGCGACCTCGTTCGGCCCGAAGAAGGTCATCTTGCCGCGACTGGTGGTGTGGACGAAGCCGACGATCTCCACGTCCGGGGCCTCGGACGGGTCGTCCTCGTCGGTCTGCGACCCGAGGATGATCGTCACCCGGTCCGGGCGCAGCATCGACAGCCGGTCCGCCCGGGGTCGGGTCACATAGGCGCAGCCCGCCGCGGACGCGTGGATCTCCATCCGGGCCAACAGGTCAGAGGTCGTCCCACCTGGCCACGGGCGCTCCAACACATCCAGCGCCGGCGTGTAGAACAGGTCCGTCGGCTGTGAGCCCTGGAATCTCGTCCACTGGAACCGGACCTGGGAGAACGCCTGCAGGCGCGCGAGCACCAGCGCGAATATCGGCCCGTTGCCCTTGAACCCGGCAACGGACGTCGCGCCGACCGACTCCCGGTCAACTGACCCCATCGTGGTCTGCATGACGGGGTAGGTGTTGCCGCCGAACGAGAAGTAGTCGGCCCAGTCGTTCAGCGACAGCTGCGTGTCGCGGTGCCGCAACTCGGCGAGCCCGGAGCTGATCCGATCAACCAGCGCCATGGCTCACCCGCGTCCGGCCGGCCTCGCGCCAACCTTCCCGGGCCGCCACGAACGACCACGCACCCGCGAACCACAGCACGATGAACGTCTTGTGCAGCACCCAGCCCAACGCGAACAGCACCGCGCCGATCCAGGTCAGCATCGTCCGCGCCGGCGACACCTCGCGGGCCTGCCGCGTGATCTCGTCAACAGGTACCCATGCGTATGTCGTCACCGCAAGCCTCCACTCATCCCCATAACGCGAACGGCGCCAACGCCAACGGCCGGTGCACCCGCGGGGTGCCGTGTCCGAACAGGGCCAGCGACGCCGCCGCGATCGGCGCGATATCACCGGTGATCTCGTACCGTTCCCACGCCCACGAATTGCCGACCTTCCGCTTGACCGCGCACGCCGCCGCATCGGTCATCGGCTTCTGCTCGACATGGTGAAGATCGCGCGCTTCCGCATCGGGCCCGGCGATGCCGTCGTATAACAGCTGGCAGCCCGTGACCACGTCGGAGACATTGGCGCGGTGCACGATCAGGCCAGCCGCCTCCGCCTCCTCAGCCACCGCCTTGTCGTCGATCACCATCACCGACGGCATGTGCTCATCGAGCGCCTTCAGCCGCGGCACGATCCAGCCGGTCCCCGGCCGGTGGTCATCGCCGATCTGGTCGTTGCCGGTCAGCTCGATGTGCCGCCCACCGCCCACACGGGCGCCCGCAGCGCCGATCGCCGAGTACGAACGGTCCGGCGGCACGTACACGCCGAACGCCGGCCGGCCGTCAATCTGCGAACCCGGATCCCCTGCGTCGTTCCACGCCGAGGCTGGGATCAGCCGAAAACCGCCCTTGGGTGGCTTGGGCGGCCAGATCCCCAGGATCTCCCGGGCGAAGCCCTTATCGGTGCCGAGCGCTTTGCGCATAACCAGCACGTTCTCTTCGCGGACCCGGCCCGACCGCATGGCCGGTAACGCGGCCCACCAGTTGGCCCGATCGTCCAGGTCAACGTCGGCGAGCTTGTCCAGGCTGCCCGCGAGACCGTAGTCGAACCACGCCATGCGGTCCTCGTCGCCGGATTCGCCGCGGTCCCGGACGCTCATCAGGATCTCGCCGGACTCAGCGTCAAGCGGCGGGGAGGACGTGTACCAGACTTGCGCGTTGTCCGTGGCCAACATCGTCGGCATAGACGCTTCCATCTGGTCGGCAGTCAGCGCGTACGCCTCATCGAGCACGACCAGGTCTCCCGTGAACCCGCGGCCGGCGTTCTTCGTCCGGGCCAGGCACTCCAGCACGGCACCGTTGGCCATCTTCAGGCCCTCTTTGCCGTTAGAGTTGATCACCTGTTTGACCTTGGGACGCAGGTCGTCGGAGGCGTCGAACAGCCGCACGAGCCGCTGGAAGTGCTTCATCGACGTTTTCAGCTCGTGCGCCGTGTGCACCACCTGCTGCTCACCGAACAACACCAGGCCAGCTAGTTCACGCGCCTCGAGCACCGCGCCCTTGCCCTGCTGCCGGGCAACGACCAACCCGACCTCGAAAGCGGACCAGCGGCCGTCGTAACGTTCGCCGAGCGCGTTACGCAGGACGAATTGCTGCCACGGGTCCAGAATCAGGCCGGCACTGGCCGCCAGATCGATGGCCTCGTCACCGGCCGAAGTGGAGTACGCCGGGACATGCAGCACCCGGGGCCGCTCCGTAGAGGCCAAATCGATGACGGTCATCTACCTGTCGCCTGACGACGCCGTTCCGCGCGCCGCTGCGCTATCTGATCCACTGGCGCGGCCCCTCCACTCGACACCGGTCCCCCCGGGACGAGACCCGGCTTCCCGGCACCTGCGGCTCGAATCTCCACCAGCAGCTGTTTCAGCGCCGTGGCCTGCTGCCGGGCCTCGGCCAGCGGCCGATCGATCACCACGATCTGCCGGTCCGGGTCACCCTTGTCTTCGACCAGGGCGAGCCAGTCCTCGGCGTCACCGCCCAGCAGGGCATCCAGCTTGTCCAGCCGATCGGTGATCCGGCACGCCTCCTCCAGTAGCACCTGTTGAGCCGGCGGCAGTTGATCACCCTTCATCCTCTGCCACAGCGTCACGCCTCGCGTCACGGTGTCCGTGACATCGGGCGTTACAGGCCCTTGACCTGCGCGTTCGCAGTTCTGCGGCAGGCAAAGGCCGTGGTCACCTGCCTTGTGCCGGCGATACCGGCGCTGTCGCTCAGCGTGACTGGTCACCTTGTGTAACCCGTCTCTCTGCTGGTCGCACGCCAGGCGGAGGGAGATGTCCTGACTGCTGCGCTGGGGTCTAGAATGTCCGTTTCGCCGTGCCGGGGGTGCCCCCTACCCGCTACGCTGTGTCACCAGTTGCGTGAGCGCTTGGCTGGTTGCGCCTGCGCTGTCGGCTGTTGCTTGCGCTTGCGGTAGCGCATGGCCTTGGCCTTGCCGCCTGCCTGCCGGTTGCACCTGGCATGGGCCAAGCCGCGGTATCCCTGCCGGTCGTCGTCGTGGTCCAGGTCCAGTTGCTGTGTGCGGTACATGGCCATGCCGCAGCGTGGGCAGGGCGTGCCGTCTTGCAGCCCGGCCAGTGCCTGTGTCCTGGCCCGCTGGTGGGAGTATCCGTAGCCCCGAGCTGTTGTCGTCCCCCGGACTCGAGCCATGACCGGTCAGGCCTCGGGCGGCGTCCAGCCCAAGCGGGTCAGGAACGCCTCGGTCTCGGAGTCCAACTGCACGACGGCATCGCCCTCGAAGCGGGCACCCTTGCCAAGGACCATGTCGAGGGCCAGAGTGGTTACCTCACCGTACTGAACGTTGACGGTGGCGGCGCGGCAGTACTTGGCGAGGTCCTGCCCGTCAACCTCGACGACCGCAGCGTTCACCCCTGTGCTGATGATCCGAACTTGGCTCATGCCGAGGTCCCGACCAGCACGATGTCGTACGTCACCGACGTGCCGGAGCTGGAGTTGTCCACGTTCAGCAGGTCGGCGGTGGCGGCGGTCACGGTGACGCCGGCGCCGGGCGCGACCCACACGAACACGCCGCCGGGCAGCACATCGATGCCGTCGGACGCGGCGAGGAACAGCGGCACACCGTTGGATGCGGGCCGGTTCACCCGCACGTTGTTGGTGTTGCCCGCGGCCGCGCTGATGAGGACGCCCTTGAGCTTGACGAATGTGACCGTGGTGCCGAACGCGTCGACGAGCGAGCCGGCCAGGTCGAGGGCGTCGGTGCCCGAGCCGGCGACCGTGCGGGTGTCGGTCCAGAGCCGGTCGGCCTGGTTCGCGCCGGTGCCGTTGGCGAGCGCGATGGACACGTACTTGCGCAGCGGGAAGGAGACGGTGCCGAGGTCGATGGCGGCGCTCTGGTCTGCGATGACGGACGCGGCGAGCGTGGCGGTCAACGGCATGGCGGGCTCCTCGCGCGGGCGGGCTTGGTTTCGGGTACGAAAAAGCCCCGCTCGATGGCGGGGCTGGCGATCAAGAGATTGGTCCTACCTGCACATGATCGTAGGTGGCCGCTTACCGTTGTCAAGTCCTCGCAGGTCAGGCAGCATGTCGGGTACGTCTCAGGGCTATGCGGGGATGGAATTGGTGACGGCGCGGATGTGCGCGCCGAGGACGGTGATGGTGCCGTCGTCACCGGACCAGGTGGCTCCACATACCTGGCACATGGCGGTGCTGCTGGTCAGGTTGATCCGCAGGCTGTTGAGCTTGCCGCATTCGACGACAGGGCAGGTGACGCCGGCTGGGCGGTAGAGGCGTTCCCAGCCGGTGAGGACGTTGCACCAGCGTAGCCACTGCCGCATCTCCGACAGCAGAGCGCGGGCGGTGTCGTTGTCCATGGTGGCGGCTGCTCCGACGAGGGCGCGCACGTTGGATTCGACGGAAACCCTCAAGGTGAGGTTGAGGCTTCGGCACCAGCGCAACACCGCCATCGCGATGGTGTCGTGCCGGGACAGTGCTTCGACGGCGAGTGGTGGCCGGCTGCCCGGAACGCCACCGGCCGCGGGTTCTGCGCTGGACAAGACGGGGATGACGGATTGGTACAGCTGGGCGAGGAGGCCAGGCTGGACGGTGCGGTGCTGGCGGATCTTGGGGTTGCGGTTGTTGTCCCAGTAGCGGACGGGTTCGTTGTGGATGTGGGGTTCGGTGAGCGCATCCGCAACATCCCGGATCTGGTCGAGCAGGGTCACAGTAACTCCGGTCTCCTCAAGCCGAGTCGCGCCAGGCGAAGGCCGGTTGGCTCGCCTCCGCAACGATCGAGATTCCGTAGAGCTCACGGCTCATGCAGCCCACCAAGGCGGTGGTGGCCTCCTCGGCTTCCTGCTCGGGCACCATGGCCACGATCTCGTCGTGGACCGGCAGCACCACACCACCACCCCAGC